GCCGAGGTTCTTTGTCCACACGTCCCAAGGACGTTTGGCGAGGCTACCGGTCCATGCCAGCTGCTGCAAAGGTGCTTTGTTGGCAAGGAAGTTATCTATCATGGTGTTAACGTCTGAGAAGGTAATTGTACCAGTAGTCGCAACAGCTCCAGTTATACCATAGGTCACAATGTATTGGTCCAATCCCATCGTAGTCTGAATGGGGTTACCACTGCTGTCTGCCAGAATTGGGTTACTGTCCTGAAACAGTGTGGTAGACTGAATACCGGCAATCATCTGCGCGGATATAACACCATTGAGGTATTTGAGCTTATAAATGTGTTGAATCGGAGTGTAATAAGGCTGTCCGTTAACGGTCACCTCAATCTTCGATACCTTTTGCACGTCCGTAATTTCGTCTGCCTCACGGAAAATCTGCACCTGGTTTACGTACCGGGTTACAGGGTAACGGCGGCTTGCCGGCGTGTCTGATTTCTCACCATAAGCATTAGACTGGAATGTAATAGTGTTACCTGTGGCAGCAAAGAGCGGTGTGTTGTCCACAGATTGCAGCACAAGGGTATCGACTCCTGAAACCGACGTTACAGTCATAATGCGAGCCTGACGTCCAGTAGAATTCGTATTACTAATCCTAACCAGGTCACCCACACGGGCATACCCGCCCGTTGCGGCGGTAAGTACAACGGTCATGATCGACGTACCATAACCACTACTCACGGAATTAATCGTAGCAGTAGCAAATACGTCATTATTGATAAAGTGGTTGTATATCGGAACTTTGGCTTCTTTATAACGATCAACCAGCTTCATGATGTCCGTAAAATAAGAATCACGGGCAACATCAATCAAATTGGGGTTGATGTCGCGTTGATCCAAAAAGGCAATTGCCGACACGTACGATTTATTAACCGCACCTTGAGTAACAGCCATTTTTTAATTAAGTTTAATTGTTGAATTAATTACTATTCAGCCGAAGTTATTTTCCCAAATCTGGCGAGCTGTGCAATGGGATCATTCACGTCTGCTTCGTTTCTAGCGGGCGCTGCATTTGGTGGTGGTGACGGGTTTTCGATTGGCTCAATTACTTTTTTTGCACCTAACGTCTCGTAGTGCTTAGAAAGATTAGTAAAAAATCCAATGTCGTCATCAGCAATGGCGCTGATAAGGAGTTGCTTTCGAATATTCGGTGTACCGTCTGTATTCCAGAGCTTCTGAGACCACTTAGCCGGGTCATACAAAAGGTCTAAAAGATTCTGCGGATTGGCTACTTCAAGGTTAAACGCCTTTTCGCCATCACCCACTTTAAGGAGCCTGGACGTGAGCAAGTCTTTAGTGTAAGGACTTGTTTCAACCATATTCCTGTAACTGTCAATATCCCGCTGCCTTTGCTGCTGCTCTGCCTGAGCGGCTAGATCTGCCTGCGAATTATCATGTGCAGGAGGCTTGCTAAGCAATAGCTCCTGCTGGCGTCTAATAAATTCCTGTCGCACTTTTTCTGCATCGATTGTCAGTAACATCCTGCCCCGCTGCATCTCCTTTTCGTCGTATACATCTTTGTCAAGCTTGTACTGCTCCGTTACCTTCATTGCGTATAATTCCTCAAATTGCTCAGACGGGATCAGACTGCCATATTCTTTTACGAGCTGACGTCTCATCAGTTCCTCAGGAGACATTTTAGTATAATCCGCTGTAATCGCTTCGAGGTAATCGCGCATGTCCTCTCCACCACGCCACCTGTTAAGAAAATTGATCATTTTCTCATCCAGGCCAATTTCCTTCAAAACCTCAACTTCGGGTTGTTTCTTTAGTACTTCTTTCCAGTTAACTTCCACAGGCGCTTGTTGCGCAGGTGGCTGAGAAGGCGCCGCCGCATGTATAGGCTTTTCGGCCTCTGGCACAGGGGGCTGTTCAACTGTTTCAGTTTTAGGTGCTTCCTGTTCTTTTAACGGTTCCTGTATGACGGGCGCCTCAATATTATTGCGTACCGGCTCATTAAAAATCACCGGTGAATCATCTGTTTTTATTCCATCTTTTGCAAGCGCACTGGCAATATCCACGGGCGCTTGCTGTGTAGCAACTTCTTCACTCATGATAACATGTTAGGTTGACTGATTGCTCTGGATTTGAAAGGATCAACACCGACAGAAAAAGCCTCCGTCTCATCACCTTTAATAAATAGCTGGGCAAATTTGTCGGCCCAATAAATCTGCCACAGTCCATCGGGATGGCGCACCAGCCACTGCCCTTCAAATATCCTAATCAGGTTTTCCCCCTGTTGTAATACAGCGAGGTACTGATCTCCGCCCACATGTTTAACGGGACTGCCTTCAAAGAATACGGCCTTATTCGTTCGCACCAACTCTTTTTCTTCGTCCGCCAACTTAAACTGCAAGGCGTCTACTTTCTTATAATAAAGTGACATTACACCTAATCTAATACGGAATACATAGAACCTTCCAAATTTTAGTATAAGTTTTTATTGGGCGGCTACGGGCTGCTCATTCATACGCTCATTGCTTTCATTTTGCAGCATGGCGGTAGCAATCTTTGCCTGATTGTTTTGAGCGTTCATGCCATATTTAATTTGCAGCTCCCGTTCCTTTATCATTGCATCAAGCTGTTTTTCTTCCCGCATATACTGTGTTCTTAATTGCCACTCCACCTGCAAGGTTTGCTGTTTCATTTGCTCGGACATAGCAGCAGATTGCTGCTGGCCCTGAATTGTCTGCTGGTTCATAGCCATTTGATTTTTCTGCTGCATCTCTTTATTCTTGCGCACTTTATACGCCAGCATCTGTTGCGCCTGCTTAATATTGTAGACATTAAGTATATAAAGCGCGTCTGAAGTATCCAGTAAGCCTGAAGCCTGGTCCTGTTGAATTTGCATGAGTAGCAGTTGCTTTTGATCATCAGTCGGCTTTTCATCGAGCATGATGCCGTAATCGCGCAGCGGCAGGTCCTCGGATACTTTTATGAACTGGAGAGCATTACTATTTAAAGCCTTGGCGATGCCTTCAACATCTCCTTTTTTTACAGCCTGCTGCGTCATCATAAGCAAGTCATTGGCAAGGTTTTCCAATAAGTACCGTTCGCCAAATTGTAAAGGGAATAGTGAATTATTGGTACTTTCAACTGCCATGGAGGCTACACCGTTCAGCGTCTTCGGGTTTGGCGTGGACGCATCCGTTAGTTCATTGAGTCCTATAATCGACTGCATCTGCACCAGCACCATTTGCAGGTGCTCATACAAAGCTTTCAGGTCATCATAAATAGTATTTGCTATTGGAATGATCGGTTTGTAATTAACGTTATCGCCCATTATATCTTTACTGCGCCCGACCAGTACGCCAGTCTCAAAAAACATTTGAAGCAGTTCTATAGGCTTCATGTTCTCGCCGCCCTTGTTTAATGCCACGTTCTCCAATGCGTCCAGATCAATCCACCACCCATTGGGCACCATTCTATTAACAAAGTTTTGTATCCGGTAAATGGTCATCTGATATTCGTCAGCGAGAGGCATCAGCCTTTCCATCATGGAAAGGGTGCGCATTTCATAAAAATTCGGTGCAAAAAATTTATAGTCCAACTTCGTTTCTGCCTTCTTTCTGGGATCAACGCTTCTGCGCATATCTTTTTTTAGGCGAAAGTCATAAGCATAGTCAGTCCCTATAACCCATTTTATTTCATAGATCACCTTAATTTGCTTACGGAGATACTTATCTTTTTTGTTATTCCTTTTGTCCCAATCGACCTCGTTAAACATTACATTACCACGCCTGTTAATGTTTCGTTCGAAGTTTAATTCATTGTAAGAATAAAACTGCAAGTCCAGCACTTTAACACTTTGGCGATCATAGTTCTTAAAGTAGTTGGTGCTGCGCCCAACCATGGCTGGATTGCTCCATTTGCCGGCAACACTATCACGCATTTCATCAATCTGTTCAGGTGTGAATACCGTATTGCCATTTTCATCTTTTAATACAGCCAGATCGACGAGGGAAACATCAATCACCTCCCCTGCATGTAGTAAGTCTTTAAAATTCGGGAATCGACACCAGTTAGTAACGACAGCCTCCGGATTAATGTCCCTGGCGCGTGGCCTACCATTTTGGTCAAAGTATACCTTATAGCCCGCAGGGCCGCAATCAAAAAAACTTTCAAACCAACGACGGCGAATCAGCTTTATGTCGTTTTCATAAAACACTAACTGTATTGCCTGCTCAGCGTCTTTACTGCGGTTAAATTGCTCGCCAAATTCAATTCGCATCTCCAGCTCTTCAAAATCCATCGGCTCGCCTGACTGCGGTTGTAACATAGGGTGGTTCGCCAGTTCCGGGTTCTGGTCCCGCAAAATATTACGCAGGGCAATCTTTGCTTTCATCTGTGCATAATACTGATCGAGTTCACCCTTAGCCTCAGAGTCTACGGGGGTAGCTACTATATTATACTCCTGTTGAATTAAGCGGGAAATTGCAATGTCCCTGAATTTAGGTATAATAGGCCGAACACTCCAATCCACTACCAGCCATGTGTTGTCTGTCTGTTCATCGACGGCCAGCAACTTTTTATACTTATTGACCGGCTGCTTACCCTGCGCGTATAAACGCAGCTCTTCATACTTATCTGCCGCATTATAAAAACACGTGCGCGGTATGGTATAATTCCAGTCAGTCCATGCCGCTTTCGCATACTTCATCCCCCACGCGAGATCCTTGTCTTTCGGGTTAATGTCATTGGGAGGATATGTGCCTTTTGTTTCTAACATAGTAATCGTTTATCCTGCTTTACGCATTCTGAAATAATTAGAAATGTCCCTGGTATCCTCTATTTTGCGTTGATAGGATTTATCCCTTGCTGCGATTAATGTGAAACCTGCCGCCATCGCAGTATCATAAACGGTGGTCTGGCCCAGATCGAACTCCAGCCACTCTTTTAGCAGCTCCTTAAAATAAACCTTGTCTATGTGTTCATTGATATACGACTCTGTATAATCGGCCAGCAGCTGGTGCGTCTTTTTCATTCCATCCGTGTACAGGCCGTAATCATCCTCTCCGGGCAGTTTCATTAAAAACCCTTCGCATGCTTTTTCCCGGTAAAAATCCCTCCAGTTGTCAACGTTGCGCTCGAA